TGATTTTGGATTCGAGGAAAGTGAGCCAGAGGATGCGTTAAAAAATTACTGGCTACACGAGAGCTATATAAAGACAGACTATGATGGGGATGGTATTGCAGAGTTGAGGAAGGTTTGTACCGTGGGTAACAAGGTACTAGCTAATGAGGAAATTGACTCTAAACCTTTTATATCTCTGTGCCCCGTAAAAATCCCTCACAAGTTCTTCGGGCTGTCTGTTGCAGATTTGGTGATGGACTTGCAGTTGATTAAGTCTACGCTAATGCGTAATTTAATGGACAATGCCTATAACCAGAACTTCGGTAGGTATGCAGTATTAGAAGGCCAAGCGAATCTCGATGACCTCCTAACCCAGAGGCCGGGAGGGGTTGTCAGGGTTAAGACCCCCAATGCCGTCACTCGCCTTGACACCCCATCGCTTGAGCCGTATTCATTCCAAATGTTATCTTACTTAGACGGTATACGCGAGGCTAGGTCTGGTGTTTCTTCAATGTCACAAGGACTAAATGAGGATGCCCTAACGTCTCATACAACAGCGACAGCGGTTGCTCAGGTTATGACCGCAGCCCAGCAAAGAGTAGAACTTATTGCCAGGAACTTTGCTGAGACTGGGGTAAAGGAGTTAATGGAGAATATCTATGAGCTACTACAAAAGAATCAAGATAAAGACCTTGTCGTTAAACTAAGGGGGGAGTGGATAGAAGTTAGACCCGATGCTTGGCGCGATAAAACAGACTGCACTGTTTCAGTTGGGCTAGGACACGGTAATAGAGACCAGCAGCTCATGCACTTGGGTACTATGCTGCAATTTGCAACCCAGTCAATGCAGGGAGGCCTAAGTATTGTTAGCGAGCAGAATCTATATAACATGGGCGCAGCCCTTATTAAAAATATGGGTTTTGTTAATGTGCAGGACTTTTTGACCGACCCAGCCTCTATCCCTCAGGAAGAGGGGCCATCCCCTGAAGAGCAGATGGCATCCCAAGAAATGCAAATAAAACAAAAAGAGCTTGAGATAAAAATAGCTGAAACACAGATAAAGGCTCAGAAGGTGCAAATAGAGGCGGCTGAGGCACAGGTCGATGCCCAGCTAAAGTTCGCTGAACTTCAGTTAGAGCGAGAACAAGAGAGAGCAGTAGCTATAGGAGCGACATAATGGCAAAACGCGTCATACCTGATATGGATAAGTCTATAGATAAGTTAGATAAGGATGCTAACACAAGAGTAGCATCTCAGACACCTTTTGAGAAATCTAAGCGGCGCAGACGAAGGTATTACGCCAGAACAAAGGATAAACTTACCTAATGTCAGACATCTTGCAATTTGATTCTCGACGAGAGGAACACGCGAAAAGATTACTAACCGATGAGCTTCTAAATGAAGCTTTTGAGGTGCTAAAAAAGGATTTATTGGATCGTTGGTCAGCCAGCGGTTCGACTGAAGTTGAGGCCAGGGAATCAATCTGGCTTGCAATGAGACTGCTTGACAAGATTCATGGTCATATAACCTCCATAGTTGAAACTGGACACATGAACAAGATTCTTGATAAGCAACACCCATTCATTTAAGAGGAATTTAATTATGGCGGATACGCAAGAAGCCCCGCAACAAGCAGTACCCGATGAAAATGCGCAGGAAGGTGGTTTAATAGAGGCGCAAAATGCGTTGTTGAAGTTAATGGAATCCCAAGAGGAAGCGCCAGATGCGGAAGCAACCGAACCTACTGAAGAGGTAGAATCTCAACCTGAAGAGGAAGATGAGCCATTGGAGGAGGTAGCCGAGGAGGATTCAGATGATGAATCTGAGGAGCCTGGTGAGCGTGCTGTAGAAGGAGAGGATTTATATGCTGTTACCGTAAATGGTGAGGAGCATCAAATACCCCTCGACGAACTACTGAAGGGATATTCACGTCAATCAGACTATACAAAAAAGACGCAGGAAGTTTCTGAACAAAGAAAGCAGATGGAGCTAATGAAGGGTCAGTACGACCGCGAGATTGCTACTATTCAGGCCGAGCGTCAGCAGTACGTTGATTTTCTTCAAAAAAACATCCATCAATCAAACGGTTTAAGCCAATATGATGACATAGATTGGCAAACCTTGAAAGAAGTCGACCCATTAGAGTATATGTCTAAAAGGGAAGAATACAGGGATGCAAAGGATAAAATTCAAGAGGCTGAAAGAAGTCAGCTTGAGGCTATTTCAAGGTATAAGGCCGATGAGGAAAAGGCCAATGCCGAGATCATTGCTCGGGAGCATAAATTATTAGTAGAGAAGGTTCCTGAGTGGGGAAAGGGAGGTGAGCAGAAGAAACTGGCCTCTCAAATACGGAAATATGCCGAAAATCAAGGATTCCTAAAGGAAGAGCTAGATACTCTTGCCGATCATCGATCTATTATTGTTTTACAGAAGGCGATGATGTATGACCAGTTGAAAAAGTCTAATCCCAAGGCGAAAAGAATAAAAAATGCGCCACGAGTGATTAGAGCCGGATCTGGTGAGACAAAAGAAGTAGCTGGCAAATCAAAGAGGGCTGCAAAAATGAAGCGTCTAAAACAAACTGGTCACGTCGATGACGCAGCCAGTGCGATTGAAGACTTACTTAACCTCTAAGAGGATATTATATTATGGCAATTGCTACAAATACATCACTGACTTACTCGTCAGTGGCTATTCGTGAGGATTTGTCTGACGTGATATACAATATCGCTCCTATGGATACTCCCTTTATGTCGGGCTGTGCGAAAACGACCGCCGACAATACTTTCTTTGAGTGGCAGACGGATACAATTACCGCTGGCGCTGCAAATAGAAAGATTGAAGGCGACGACAGCATTGCTGCTGACGCTAGGGTACTTCCAACGCGACTTGGAAATTACTGTCAGATCAGTCAATATGTAAACCAGACATCAGGTACCGATGAGGTGATGAATTATGCCGGTCACGGCAAACATCAGGCGTACCAGTTGGCTAAGAACGGTAAACGTATGAAGCGAGACATGGAATCCATGCTTACTCAAAACATCATACGTGCTACTGGTGACTCCACCACTGCTAGAGCGACAGCAGGCATTCCAGCTTGGCTGAACTCTAACCATGTGGCAGGTGGCTCCGGTGGTAGTGCATCAGCTGGTAGTCTAGGCACGACCGCTATGGTCAACAATACATCAACCGCTGCTTGTTCTGAAGCCAACATTAAAGCAACCATCAAGGAATGCTATGATAGTGGTGCCAGTCCTGACTTGATGCTACGCACCGCAGCTAACAAGGAAGCGCCTGCTTCTGTTGTGGCTGCTGTTGATGTTTATGTTTCCGATTTCGGCACTTTCAAGATTGTGCCAGACCGGAACTTGGCTAAAGATGGACCTGGATCTGTTGCCGCGAACGTCTTCTTTTTGGATATGGATTTCTGGGCTATTGCATGGCTCCGTCCTTTCCAGACAGTTGATTTAGCGAAAACAGGCGACTCTGTTAAACAGATGCTAGTTGCTGAATACGGCCTCGTTTCTAAGAACGAAGCTGCCAGCGGCATTCTTGCTTCTGTAAGCTAATAAGAAAGGGGCGGCGAAAGCCGCCCTTTACTTAGGTATTGATACTATGGAAAACATGGACAAGGAGCTTGAGTCAACGGCTAATAAGATGATTAAAGGGAGCAAAAGGCCCGTCAAGTCATCAAAACCCAAAACAGAACCAACAGACGCAGTGGGGTGGTTAAGGAAGGCTTACATAGATAATGATCCTTCTGATGGCGCTCCCAAGGTAGGGAATATAGGCTATGTCTGATAAATTTATCGTTGAGAGTGATGGCGCTCGTAGCACTGAGATGCAGTTCGACCAGACAGATAATAAGTTTAGATTTAAAACGACTCAAAACGCAAAACCAATACTTGACGATAACAAAAATAGGTATAACGCCTATGGGGATAAGCTAACTCTCGGAAAAAGAGGAGAGTGGCATCACACAGCCTCTATTCCTATTACAATATGGGAAAAGTGGATGAAAGAGACTAATGGAGCAATAGAGAAGGATACTAAACTTCTTGCTGCTTACTTAAATAACCCAGACTACAAATATTTCAAAGTAGCCCCGACCAACATATAAGGTAAAAGATATGATTGACCTAAGTAACGTTTTAAGACCTCAAGCTACAACCCACACATTAAGCGCGACCACTTCCAGTGGTGCCACCCAAACGCCCGCATTTGCGTCCCAAATACAGGTGGTTATGGTTACTGCAAC